AGGCCAGTCCTAACAATTTCATAAACTAAACAGAATCGGGAGCAGAAATGAAACTAAATATCACGGTTACGACCCAGGCTGGCGAGACGAACACTTATGTCGCTTCGCCGCCTGAGTGGGCTAAGTGGGAAGTTAAGACGGGTTACACGATAGGACAGGCTCAGGACAGAATCGGAATTGCCGATCTGATGTTCTTAGGCTGGCACGCTATGAAGCGCGAGGCTGGCGGTAAACCCGTCAAACCTTACGAAGCCTGGTGCGAAACTATCGCCGACATAACAGTCGGAGAAGCTGACCCAAAAGACATAAGCCAGGAAGCATAGGAAGGCTTCTCGTAGAGGTCGCAGTCGCTACGGGAATTCCAATGAGTGAATGGCAGAGCGCGGAAGATTTATTAACGGCGGTCGAGATATTAGAAAGGCGCAACGATGCAAAGTGAAGCGTTCGCACTAGATAAAACTCAACTTCGCGGCGTTTATAAAGCTTTCAAAGAAATGGACGAACAGGCTCAAATTGAAGCTAAGAGAGTAACTGCCGAAATATCAGACTTCGCTAGATCGAGAATTATTGATAAAGCTCATACTCTTAACACTTCTCGCGTCGCGGCGGTTAGAATTGCCGAAGGTTCGAGAGTAAAGAAATCAAGCAAAATCGGAGAGCTGACATTCGGTTATGTAAACCAACAATTCTCAGGCGGCGGAAATACTAAACAGCTCTGGGGCGGATTCGAATTCGGTTCCAATACTTATAAACAGTTCCCAGTCTGGTCGGGAACTTATGGTCGCGGCTCGCGCGGCTGGTTTATCTACCCAACACTTCGCGAGATTCAACCTGAAATTATAGCGCGCTGGACTGACGCATTCGGTCGCGTATTGAAGGAATGGTAATGGCTGAATCCAGAGCGTTAACGTTAAAACTTCTCGCAGATATAAGCGACCTTACTAAGAATCTTGATAAGGGTACTAATGAAGTCGAAGGCTTCGGCGGTAAACTAGCCGATTTTGGAAAGAAAGCAGGGCTAGCATTCGCCGCCGCCGCCGCCGCCGCTGGTGCATACGCAATCAAGATAGGCGTCGATGGCGTTAAAGCCGCGATAGAAGATGAACAGGCGCAAGTTAAACTGGCTAAAGCTTTAGAGAATTCAACTGGTGCGACGCAGGATCAGATTAAAGCCGTTGAAGCCAATATCTTAAAGATGTCATTATCTTCGGGCGTAGCCGATGAACAGTTACGTCCAGCGTTAGCTCGATTAGCTAGGTCGACGGGCGATGTAGAAATCTCGCAGAAGTTACTTAATCAGGCTTTAGATATTTCAATCGCTACTGGTAAGCCAGTCGAGACAATAGCTAACGCTTTAGGTCGTGCCTATGATGGAAATACCGTAGCACTCGGAAAACTTGGAATTGGATTATCCGCCGCCGAACTTAAAACTATGAGCTTTACAGATGTTCAAGGCAAGCTTTCGGAACTATTCGGCGGAGCCGCCGCCGCTAATGCGGATACATTCGCTGGACGCCTTGCCATTCTTAAAGTTACTTTCGACGAAGCAAAAGAATCAGTCGGAGCAAAACTATTACCTATTCTGCAACAGCTAGTTACTTACGTCGTTGATAATATAATTCCAGCAATAGGTCGATTTGCTAAGATATTCGAGCCAGTTACCCAAGCTATCCAAGATAATAAAGCGGAACTATTGGCATTCGGTCAATTCATAGTTACCTATATCGTTCCCGTATTATCTAAAGTCTTGGGCGGTGCGTTTACAGTTATCGCCAATATCGCCAACGGTGTAATCGATACTATTGGCTTCGTCATTCGTGGACTTAACACACTTATTCAGGGAGCCGTCGCAGGGATTAACGGGCTTATAGGCGCTTACAATTCAATTCCATTCTTACCTAATATTAAAAAGATTTCAGCGCCTTCTATCAGCGTTCCGACTATATCCGCGCCTAACGTCAACGCTCCTAGTGTCTCGGTTCCAACCGTTCCGATTCCTAATATATCTACTCCAACTATTACTGGCACGGCTTCGGGTACTACCTTGCCGACTTCAATAGGGGCTTCAATGCCTAACCAAAGCGCGACTTCTATAGCCGCTGGAGCCGCCGCTTTTAGAGCTGGCGAGCGCGGCGATACAATTATCATAACCAATAACGTAAGCGGTGCTATTGATTCCGAAGGTACAGCCAGAGCGATCGTCAATGTAATAAATGAATCTTTTGACCGTGGAACTGGCGGCGCTGGTAGATTCCAAAACGCGGTAACGTAATGACTGTTTTTACTCCAGTCTGGCGCTTAAAGATTAACTCGGTTGAATACACGAATGTAACTTTTGCGTCAATGACTATCGAAAGCGGTCGAAATAATATCTACACGCAAGCCGTCGCTGGCTACTGCTCGCTTCGTATCATTAACACTAATCAAGCCGCCGTTTTAATAGATATAAATGATTCTCTGTCCGTCGAGATTCAAGATTCAACTGCTACCTATATTCCAATTTTCGGCGGCTCAGTAAGTGAATTCGGAATCGAAGTAACTAGCTCTGGATCAAGTGCCTACACGCAGACCGTTTCAGTAACAGCTCTAGGAGCTTTATCGCGATTACCTAAAGCGTTAACTTCTGGCGTATTAAGTCAAGATTTCGACGGAGATCAGATACTCGCAATTCTTCAGGATTTATTATTAAATAATTGGGGCGAGGTTCCGCCAGCTTTAACTTGGGCGACTTACACGCCAAACACAGAGACTTGGGCGAATGCAGAAAATACAGGGCTGGGAGAGATAGATACTCCAGGCAATTACGAACTAGCGGCGAGAACTTCTAGTCGAATTGATATGTATTCTCTGGTCTCCGCGCTTGCCACTTCTGGACTTGGGTATCTCTACGAGACGGCGCAGGGGCAAATCGGGTATGCCTCTAGTACTCACCGATCTGTTTACTTAGCAACTTATGGCTATACAGAACTTTCAGCTAATGACGCGTTAAGCCGTGGACTAAAGATTAGAACTAAAGGCGGCGACGTTCGAAATTCAGTCTCAATAAATTACGGCACAAATTCCGCCAGTACGGTTAGCGTCTCCGATACCGATTCAATTACCCTATACGGCGAATTGGGTCAGGTAATTAACACGACAATAAAACACGTCGCCGACGCAACCAGCCAAGCTAATTTTTATTTAACACTTCGCGCCAATCCCCAGGCTAATTTCGAATCAATTACTTACGCTCTAACCAATCCAGAAATAGGCAACGCTGACCGTGATTCGCTTCTAAATGTGTTTATGGGTCAGCCTGTCAATCTTTCAGACTTACCGTTAAATATGAATTCGGGAAGCTTTCAGGGCTTTATCGAAGGCTGGCAATTCTCGACAAGCTATAACCAAGTTTCGCTAACTCTTTTTTTATCGCCGATAGCGTTTAGCCTTCAAGCGATGGACTGGGCGGAAGTGAGTGTCTCAGAACTCTGGAACACGCTATCGGGTACACTCGACTGGGCGCACGCCTTAGTCGTCAATTAAGGAGAAATAATGGCTAATCCAACTACTTACTTCGGCTGGGTTATGCCGACGGCTACCGACTTGGTAACTGATCTCCCAGCGGATTTTGCGGTATTCGGTCAGGGCGTTGATACGTCTATGCAGTTTTTACTAGGCGGAACAACTGGACAGGTACTTTCAAAGACTAGCGGAACTAATATGGCTTTTACCTGGATCAATAATGATCAAGGCGACATTACAGGCGTTACCGCTGGAACTGGTATTTCAGGCGGTGGAACTTCGGGAACTGTAACGGTATCAATCGACACAGCCGTAACTGCTGATTTAACTACTGCCCAGACGCTAACTACAAAGACTCTTACAGCTCCTAAAATTAATTTAGCTTTTAATGCGCAAACTATTGCCTACACTTTGGTTGCTACTGATTCGGGAAAACTTGTTACAAGTTCAAACGCTTCAGCGGTAATAATTACAATACCGCCATCAATCTTTGCGGCAGGTGAACAAATAAATGTTCAATCAATCGGAGTGGGCTTAACAAGTTTCGCCGCTGGTGCTGGTGTAACTATTACTTCAACAGGTGCAGCGCCAACAGCGCCAATTTTACGCGCTCGTTATTCAGCCGCAACAATTATCTGCACCGCTTCCAATGTGTTTACAGTTATAGGTGACCTTTCCTAATGACACCAATTCTAGGAATAATGGCAAGCAGCATTCGAGTACCTACTGCGCCGACTTCGGTGGATTATTTAGTTATCGCTGGCGGCGCAGGTGGTGGAACTCAACACGCGGGCGGCGGCGGAGCAGGTGGTTATCGAACTTCGTCTCTCGCAGTTAGCTCGGGAACGCCTATAACGGTAACAATCGGAGCAGGCGGAGCAGGTGGAGTTTATTCATCTAATATCGGCGGCTCTGGTTCAAATAGTGTTTTCTCGTCTATAACTTCAACTGGCGGCGGCGGTGGAGCAGGCTACAAC